CCGAACCTGATGGATGGACTGAAAATCTCGCTGCGTAAAATCCTGTTTGCGGCGTTTAAGAAAGGGGGGCTGAAAACGGAAATCAAGGTCGCGCAATTCAGCGGGTATGTGTCCGAGCATGCCGCGTACCACCATGGTGAGGCGAGTTTGAATGCGGCGATTGTCGGGATGGCGCAGAATTTTGTTGGCAGCAACAATATCAATCTGTTCGAACCCAACGGTCAGTTTGGGACTCGCTGTGCGGGTGGTTCAGACAGTGCGAGTGAAAGATACATCTTCACACAGCTTAACCGTCTCACGCGACTTCTCTACCGTCAAGAAGACGACGCAGTGTTAACCTACATAGATGATGATGGGCAGATGGTGGAGCCAGTGTATTATGCTCCAGCGATTCCAATGATTCTCATCAATGGAAGCAAGGGAATCGGAACGGGATTCAGTACAGATATTATGCCGCATAATCCGCTTCAAATTATTGCGTATATTCGCGCGATGCTCACGGGTGTCTCGTCGAGTGACCGTCCTACGATTGAGCCTTATTTTAAGGGATTTAAAGGAACTATCAAGAATATCGGGGGCGGTGCGGGTGCGGGTGCGGGTGCGGGTGGATCAGGTTCGCCTTCGATTTTGCCTGCGGCTTCGCTTCCCGCGAAGTATCTCATCAAAGGAACCTACGAAATCATTGCCGACCGTAAAGTCCGTATCACCGAACTCCCGATTGGAACGTGGACGGATGATTATAAACAGTTCTTGGAAAAGTTGATGGATGGGCCTGCTGACAAGGAGAAGGCCGGGGGAGGAGGAGGCGCCGCTGCCGCCGCATCTGCGCCCGTCCTTAAAGAGTATATGGATATGTCTACTGACGCTGTGGTCGATATCACGGTGACGTTTCATCCGGCTTACCCTCATACACCGAAGGATCTTCAAGCGTCAATCATCGACGCGGATGCCGGCACGAACAAACTGGAAAAACTGCTCGGTTTATTCACGACGCAAAGTACGACGAATATGAATCTCTTCGACGCACGCGAGAAACTGCGGAAATACGCGGACATCTACGACATTATTGAGGACTACTACGTGGAACGTCTGGCCCTCTATTCGAAACGCAAGACGGCAATGTTGGCGCAACTCAGCAATGAACTGCGGGTCCTCACGAATCGCGCCCGATATATCCAGGAAGTGCTTGACGACAAGTTGGAATTACGTCGTCAGACAAAGGAGGCGATCTTCGCAAAAATGGTCGCGCACGGCTACGAGCACATTGAAGGCGATACTGAGTATAAATACCTGCTGAAGATGCCGATGGATAGTGTCACGGATGAGAATGTCAGGCACCTTCTCAGCGAACGCGACTCCAAGCGCGCACAACATCAGCAACTTACAGATACATCGATTCAAGCGTTGTGGACCAAAGACTTGGATGATTTGGAGGGTGAGTACAAAAAATGGGCGATGGCGGCGGATGCGGCATCGGTGGCGATGACGAAACCAAAAACGAGCGCAGCGTCGGCCGGGGGTGGAGGAGGAGCAGCGAGCAAGAAGAAGATGGTGATTAAGAAATAGCTCGGCTGCGCTTTGCTCGGCTGCGTCTCATTTCGCGTTGCTCCATTCGTCTCGCCTCGCGTTGCTCCATTCGTCTCGCCTCGCCTTCTCTGAAATGGAGCCAATATCGAGCAAGACCGCGAACGAGGAGCGAAAGGAGGCGAAGCCGAGTGGAGCGACGCGTGAGAAACACCGCGAACGAGGAGCGAAAGGGGTGGCGTTCGCCACCCTGGAGCAACGAGTGAGCAACGAGCACAGTCGAGCTCGGGCGAAAGGGGTGGCTTCGCCACCCTGGAGACTGAGTGAGAAACTAGAACCACGGCTTCAGTTCTAGCGTCTTGTGCTTGTAATCCGAGAAATTCGGCCGAGCAATCGGTGTATACATATTACTCACATCACGCTTATACTGGATATATCCCTCCGCCTCGCCGTGTATTCTAGGGACACAATATTCAAATACTAATTCATTCAGCTCAATAATCTGAGCGCGGATTTCCGTCGGGGCATTGGTCGCATTTTGAAGAAAAATCGTGCGCATAATGATACGCAATGTGTCACAATCCTGTTCCCCGATCACATATTTACCATTGGAACGCTTATACACACCAGCACGAATTCCGTTCTGAATAATCTGCATATTTTCCTTACTAAAAAACGCATTGGAGACAGGTGTATTCTCCCATATACCGTTCAAAGCGTCGCGGTAGGTGACACACTGATGGACTGGGTTTTTATCATAAAGCGCGAATTGATCTTGAGTGGGTGGCGTTACAATATCAAGACGTCCATTTTTTGGTTGTCCAATGAAGGTATGATCTGGAGCTGCGTGATAGTTCATTTATACTATGTACAGATTATTTCTCTAAATACCATACCATCTTAATTCTTTTTATAATTATAGTATATAGTCGTATTCAAAAGTAGATAGATAAATGGACTTCATTTCAGGAAATAAAAATATGGGTTCATCGGCTGGTATCGGAAGTTCTGGGTCAGATTCTGGTTCAGGAAATGGAGGCGGCAGCGGATTGTTTAGCAATTTTTTCAATTTAACGATTCAGAAGATGGTTCTGTTATTAGCGTTGATTGCCTTTATTATTTCAGTAGGGACAGTTGCGATGTTATTATGGAAATCAAAGAGTTCACAGAAATGGCCACCCGAAATCGCGAAATGCCCAGATAGGATGACCTGGGATGCCACATCAAATCAATGTACCGATCCATACGGTATAGGTGCCGCATCTTTCGTGCCAAAATCCACTAGTTGTGAGAACTTGAATGACTTTAAAGCCACACCGAAAACATATACGGGTATATCTGGTAGTGATGGATATATTCCGTGGGAAGGTATTTTGGATGGTAAAGCATCTAAAAGTGCTTCATTGAAATGTTTGTAATGTAATGATGTAATGTAAACTTGCGGTATTTACATTACATTAGCTAGAGCTAGAGCTCTCCTGAGTATTAAAAACGATACGCACCAGGTGACGCGCCTGATGCCTGCTGGGCAACAGCAGGAAGAGAGTCAGATGCGGAACCTGCGCCGTAAGCACCAGCCTTCATATTTCCGGTCACACACATCGAGTAGAACAATCTACTCTGGAAATACATAAGTGCGTATACCAAAATCATCAAAAATGAATAGAACGCGCTCATTATTGTCACCTTACCCCTAAATAACATAATCAGAGCCGAGATGAAGCCTAAACCGGCAATCGCCAAAAATATGAAATTTACGACGGTAAGCCAGTAAAAGAGCAGACAATAATCCTTATCGAGAGGAGCGAATAAACCTTGAAATGAATCCATTGCTTTGGAGTAGTAATAACTTTATAAATTGGTTATATTATATAAAAAGAAAAAACATATGATAATAACCAACTAATTAACAACCGCTTAAAACAAACACTATAAATGCCCATATCCTCTTCGTCCGTGTCATCGTCCGCGTCTGCGTCATCGTCCTCTATAAACAGTAGTATCAATTATAATTCGTATCTAGGTCGTGATAGCATATACAATAACCTCCGCGACTTTCTCGCATCATTTCAGAAAAACAAGAGTGACCTGACGTTTAAGCGCGGTGTCTATATATACGGTGCGCCAGGCGCCGGTAAAACCGAATTCATCGTCCGTCTACTAAAAGAACTAAACTATGATATTATTAAATACGATGCGGGCGATATCCGGAATAAGTCCATTATTGATTCCATAACCCAGCACAATATTTCCGATAAAAATATAATGTCGATATTCCAGCGTAAAATCCAGAAAATCGTCATTGTGATGGACGAACTCGACGGTATGAATAATGGTGACAAAGGTGGTATTACATCACTGATTAAACTGATTCGTCCTAAAAAGACTAAAAAACAAAAACAAGAGGAGATTACAATGAACCCGATTATATGTATCGGAAATTATCATATCGACAAAAAGATCAAAGAATTAATGAAAGTGTGTCACGTATATGAGTTGAAAACACCAACACCTACACAAATGTCGCATTTGGTGGATATAACGATGCCGAACCTGGAAATCAGCTTGCGTAAAAGCATCCTGACATTTATTCAAGGCAATCTACGCAAGCTCACCGCTGTCGCAGAAATGAATAAAACACCGAATACCATTATATCGAACAATATTCTCCACGCGATATTTCAGCCGAAGACGTATAATGAGGATATTAAGAAAGTCACGCAGAAATTATTCAATACAGCCTATCCAATCTGCGACCACAATACACTAATCAATGAGACAGACCGAACCACGATTGGGCTATTATGGCACGAAAATGTAATTGATGTGCTTGAAAAAATGCCCGTCGCAGTATCAGTCCCATTTTATCAGTTATTACTAGATAATATTTGTATGGCCGATTATTTCGATCGTATCACATTCCAAAATCAGATTTGGTTATTCAATGAATTGTGTTCTCTCATTAAGACGTTTTATAATCATCATTTATACCACCAATCGTTTCCGAAAAAGGCGCGATTTAATCCGACTGAGGTTCGGTTTACTAAAGTTCTCACCAAATATAGCACTGAATACAATAACCTGCTTTTTATACAGAATTTATGTATTCAACTTTCAATGGACCAAAAAGATCTCTTCGCGTTTTTCCTTACACTTCGGAAACAATATTCAGAGGATGAAATACCACGTATTCTTGAAACATATGATATTTCTAAATTGGATGTGAATCGAATCTATCGTTATTTAGATAAATATATGGCCAAACCTGAGCAAACTACCGAAAACGTAATAAATGATTTAGAACCAGATTTATTAGAATAGTCGTCCATCCGTCCTTGCGTTTAATATACGTCAAAAAGATATAAGAAATATTTAGAAACATAAATAAATCATAATGGGCGCATCTATTTCATTTGATTCAAAGTACAAACTTATCCTTGACGCTGAAGTGGAATGTATTTCTTCGTCTAAATCCCAACCCCAAACCGCAGGATCAAACAAAAAGAAATCTTCACCCCAGCAGCCAGGTTCTGGGTCCAGGTCGGGGTCCGGTTCAGGTTCAGAGTCTGGGTCTGGGTCTGGGTCCGAGTCTGGTTCTGAATCAGAGTCAAGTTCAGACAGCGATGAAGAGACTAAGATATTTACAGTTAAAATCACTCCAGAAATTGTTGGATATATTCGTAATTATGTTCGTAGTAACGACTTCTTAGATATATTGGATACAATCACCGAAATTGAACTTCCGGAATATGGTCACGCACCAGATACCGCAATCGTATTTAACTCGGAAACAGTAATCTTTAATGTAACTGATAACAAAATAGAGGCATCTGGCGACTGGGAATATATTGAAGCTCCTGTAAAGCCGGCACCGTCATCAAAGAGTAGCCGCAAACACAAGTCGAAGGGTGGCAGTCGCGGTCACGGAGACAACAGTGAAGACGCACACGCAGAAAAAAATAACAACGATTATAAAACAAAGGAGGATGAACTAGCAGTTTCTGAGATTGAAACCATAATTTCCGATAGATTTAAACAGTATAGTAAAGATCACGATTTTGTGATTCACGAATCAAAAACAAGTATTCTTTCGTTGAATATTCATAGTGTTGAAGTTGTTAAGAACTAGTGTGTTTATTGTGATATTATGATATTATGATATTATGATATTATGATATTATTATTTGGATTGGTCCATATAATAATATTTTATGATTGATTATCGAGTCAGTCGTAGTTTTACATCATTACGATTTCTGACATTCCTTCGTTTACTTCGAATACTTCACTGACCTCGATAGCTTCACTGACCTCGATAGCTTCACTGACTTTGGTCACTTCACTGACCTCGGTCACTTCAATCGCATCAGACGCGATATTTACATTATTATGATTTGACGGTTGTTGGTTCAATTGACGATACAATTCACGATTTTCTTGTAATACCTCTTCATATCTTGTTAATATGGATTGAAGTTGTGGATTGGTGGTGGTGGTGGTTGAAGAATTAATTGTTGTGTTAACATCATTTATCGCGTCTAAATGTTGATCGTTTTGTTGTCTAAATCTGACGATTTCATCTGTCATCTCTCGTATCGTTTTATCACGCTCCGCTACATCTGCCTGTAATTTCTGAATGATTTGAATAATCTGGTCATTTGATAACGCAACCGGTTCTTGTCCTGGTTGCTGTAATATGATTTGGCCACTATTACCACCACCACCTGCCGCATCCTCGGCCATTTTCGCTCGTTCCTTCTCCAATTGAAGAGTTTGAGCGATAACATCCGGCTTCATTTCAGGTCGTCCCGGCGCATAATTCTCCAATGCTTTCTCCAAGTCTACCATATAAAACCGGCGAAGTTCGTTATCCTTGATGAAATCCATCACTTTCTTTGGCGAATCGCGAACGATATCCGGGTTCGCATTTATAAGCAATTTGCGCTTATCAAACGTATTGTGCTCGTGAGAAAAAACAAGAATCACCTTCATTGGGTTTAATTGGACGAATGGAACCGTATAATCTTTCAAAAATGCGCGCTCTTCTGCGAGACAAGCCTCGTCATTATATCGGTTGTTCTTCAACAATTTACGTTTAAACGCAAATGTTCCTGCTGTCGCGTGGTTCGGACCATATGGGCCAAAACGCTTCATTTGTCCAACGTGCTTGAAATAAATATAGATTTCACTTGAACCCGCACACAATGCTTCCGGATGGCTAACAAGCATCTCTACCGCGTGAGATACACGTTGCGGTGGATAATAATCATCGTCGTCCATATATACCAAAATTTCACCGCGCGACTTCTCGTGAAGCAGATTACGCTTCTTTCCAAGCGTCATTTTGGTTTCATATTTGAAATACTTAACCCGTGGATGTGACGCAATCATATCCTCAATCAAGTCAGTTCCATCGTCAATAATAATCCACTCCATTCTGTCTTGTGGGTAATCCTGATGATTAAAACACTTTATCATAGCATTAATGAATGGGCGGCGATTAAATGTGGGTGTACATACACTCACAAACGGGTATTTTTTAAAATACTCGGGGCTCGATTTGACAAGTTCGGCTGATCCAGTGACTGCGCCACCACCGTGTTTCGTTTTTCCCATTTTGTAAAAATCTACAGATATAGTTTATTACAAAACAATCGTTTATGTTGTTTATTGCGCAGGACCGACCAAATACATTACGGATTTGGTTGGATTGGGTTACGCACCCCAATTTTTTATTTGATTGAAAAAGTCCATAATTCCGCTCCAATATGTTGTCAAATACAGCATAAGTAACGCAAGAATGACAATTGCTGCGATATTAATTTCCAATCCTTCAAATGCGTAAAACATCAGCACTAAATTAAAAAAGAAGAAAATAATCGGTATGTATTTCGCATACAATACACGATACTCATCCCAGTGAAGAAACGGATATATAAAGAAGGTTCCGAAAAATTGGATCATTTGGACTACATATGAAATAAATGGTAAAAATCCCATAAACCCAAACCCGGTAAATAGTGACCATAAAGAACCTCCAACAAATTCACTGTGATGTTCTGTTTTATTTACAATCATTCCGATGATTGTCGTAAATAATGGACCACCTCCCAATGTAAAACCCAGAAACAACAAAAACACAAACGGCATTATTAAAATCAAAAGCGGCGACACAACATCATAGAGCTCTTTCGGGATACTGTTGGACATTTTTGTAATCGAATTTAATACATACAATAACAATGTTCGATCAGTTGAAAATGAGAATATAAATGAATTATTAACCCATTGCTTGAAACGCGCCTTTATAAAATCCCAATTCAGGAGGTTTACTTTTGTTACACCTTCATCTACACTTGATTTTACCATATCTACATCATCTTTTGATAAACAGAACCATTTGAAAATATATGTGTCCAAAATAACCGCTGCTTTCAAGTATATCTTTTTCGCGCTTGGATTTGTAGGGTCGTCCGCAATACCGCCGAACTTATCTTGACAATCAGCTTCACACGATGTATATTCATTTGTATAACAATATGGCCATTCGTGTCGGTCAGTTGGGAAGAGTTTTGGTAAATTCAGATTATTCATTCTGATGCTTCTCGGGTCGGCAAAAAAAAGGATATTTACACAAATAACTGAAATAATAACAGTTTCAATAAAAAGCGACAACACATTTAACCCGAACTCCTTTAATGCGGCCAGATCAAATAGTGATTTCGGGGCGGCTTTCTTTGGTTTTTCGGGTTTCTCATCTTTGGGTTTATCGTTAGTTTCGTTGCGCCCTCCAGGAAGCAGTTTACTAAATGTGCCTCCGATGCCTTTGCCGTCACCGCCGTCACCGCCGTCACCGCCGTCACCGCCGTCATTTGTTACTTCTTCGTCATCAGCCATTCCAATTATTCGAATACTAATACTAGTTATATTACCAACATATAATAATCCTTATCGCTTGTCGCGCGCATCGCTTATAGGTCGCGTGCGCACTTTAGCGCGCATCGCTTATAGGTCGCGTGCGCACTTTAGCGCGCATACATCAATCCGCAATTTCCCGACACAAATGTCAGAACGTTATACCGCTCTTCTAAAATATGAAAGTCGTAGCTATAATGATAAATATTGACATTTGGTTTATTCATTCCGATAATCTCCTTCGTATTCGGATTACATATAACTTTCACCTGAGCTGCCGGATCCAATGGCGGATATATAGTAGTCAATTCAAGTTCAATTTGGTTAAACTTACTCATATTAATAGCACCACTTGGCTGTAGATCATATGGATCAGAATTCAAGCAAAAGTTATAGCAGTAAATCCCCGGTTTCGCACACCCACGAGTCCTCGTGTATTTCTCAACATAGTTATAAACACCAGCATCCAGTAAATTCTCTCGGTACTTGCCATTTAAAGAGATACCCAACATCTGTAAAATATCGCGTTCATTCTCGGATTGGAAGTCGCCAGTGATGTGAATGCCAGTAAGGCGTTTATCTCCAGGATTAATACCCGGTCCAATCCCGTTCTTCGGCCCATTCTTGTCATAATAGTAATGGTCGAACTGAAAATCGGGGCGGGCCTTCCACTCAGCTGTCTGAATATCGCTTGCGGTGGTTACAATCTCGTTAAATGACACAGGTTTCCAGTCATCATCTGTCGGTGCTGGAATGATATCATATGGCATATAATTATACGGCCAGTTTGTATAATTACTCCATTCATTCCGCAAATTAACGTCGCTCCGCTGGAAAAACATTGTCCACGACGCCACCATTCCCATCGAGTTTTCTATCTTGATTTTCTTATTTCCGGTCACATCATTGAACGCCCAATCATAATATGACTTAATCAGGTACTTTTGTTGATTCGCTGCGAACACTTTAGATTCATCATCCGAGAGAAAACAATAGGTCGCCATTAAATGTACATCCGCATTCCAATCCGCGCGAATACTTGGGTATGAATTAAAACTCAAATCAATACTGGGCGGTGGGTATAAAAACCGCCACATTTGGTGAAGGGGGTTAGTGAAATCGGGTTGGACAATCGGCCAATAATTCACCGAATCTCCTACATCACGTATAGTGAATAGGTCCTTTACGGGGCGCAGGGTGACATCAATTTGAAGCTGATTGTACTGAAGAGATACAAGGGGAAACGCCATTTTGGAAGAAAGTGTGAACCACGAGTTAATTGGGATATATATTTTGCGTCCACGGATGGACGGTTCTGCGCCGGCAATATTCGATGTGTGATACGCGTTTGGATACTGATTCAGACGCGCACCTGAACAACCTGGATTGTATAACTCGGGTACGTGGCCAGTCATTTGGTTATACAACTCGCGCTTGGTCTTATCCATATCGCGCTCCATAATCGCCAACAAATTATTTCCGGTGAATTTTTGAAGTGTCATACCGCCAACTGAAATCACGATTTCTTTAATCATCTGAGTTCCCAGATTCTCAATCCATCTGAATTCATACGGCGCCCACATATCGCCTGCTGTTCTTGGCGGGTTTATCGGGCTCCATATCGAAGGAAGCGTGACGCATACATACGTATCCATCAGTAACTCCGCATAGCGCGGCACATAAAACGTGAATTTTGATTCTTCGGTCAATCGGAGTTTTTTCTGTCCGTCGAAATCAAGTCTAAACTTTTGAAGACCGAAATTTGTATATTTAAGATAAGTACTCTTGAAAAATGATTTTTTGGGATTGCCATTCAGGATAACATTTTGATTACCAGTCGCGACCAAGTTTAGTAATCCACCTGTCATTTTAGTATTCTATATTTGTATGTATTCTACCTTTGTATTATCTTTATATAAAATATCTAACTTATATACAAAATAAAGAGATACATATATCTCGTTTATCATTGTTTATCTGTTATGTCATTAAAAGAATACAATATTGAGGTCGTGTTTGTTTTTGTAATTATATTATTCATCGCAATATGGCAAGTATCGGGATTAATACAATCGCACAGTATTTCACGCAATAACGATATTTATAGGATACGCGAAGGTCTCCGTAATGCGGAGATGGCAGATGAGGCGGATGCGGCAGCGGTTGCCCGCGCCAAAAAAGACAATACACTTGACAATGCGATGTCTATTATAAGTAGTTCAGGGGAACCTTTTTTGAATGGCCTAATCCGGTCACCGCTATCAACAGAAGGATTTACGCCGAACACTAGTGAGAATGAAATGACGATACATCAACGTCGCCAGGCGGGAACCGTATTTGACAGTGTTGCGCCCATTACCGCGCCCACCACCGCGCCCACCGGAGGTAATATAAAGGAAGGACTTGAGAACACCGACAAGGATATGAAAGAAGTCATAGCTAATAAACTAACTTCTATTAATCCAGAAGACAGTCAAAGTAAATTCAAATTACGCGATTATTACATCAAGTCTGCCTACAACGCATTCAATCCCGATAAATTCAAAAACTCTACAGTAAGTATGGATGCGTGTCTTTATGTTCTAGCCCGCGGATGCCGGTTCATTGATTTTGAGATTTTCTCAGTAGATAACCAGCCTGTTATTGCGTCTTCTTCTGTGAATTCGTATAATTATAAGGAAACATTTAATCATATTCCAGTGTCAGAAGCATTCGAAGTATTAGGAAGTTACGCATTTTCTGGTTCGAAGTGCCCTAATCCCAACGATCCATTTATTATTCATATGCGAATTATGTCGCGTAATGTTACAATGTATGACAATCTTGCAAAAATCATCGCACAAAGCAAAACGATGGCGCGTAATCTGCTTGGTCCAAAATATGGACGCGAATATCATTCAAAAGATTTAGGAGACGATAACTTGCGTTCATTATCTGGAAAGGTGATTTTGATGGTGGACGGAACAAATGACCTATATCGTAGTACCAAATTATTCGAGTTGATTAATATGAGTTCAAAGTCACTATTTCTGTCGAAATATACATTTTTCGGTGTTAAAAATGTCGGCGACCCTCAGGCGTTTAAAGACGCGAATAAGAAGAATATGTGTCTAGTGATCCCGGACAAGAGTGGTCGACCAAATAATGACGGACATAACGGTCCATACACATGGGGGTGTCAAATAGTTGCGATGTGTTTCCAAGAGGAAGCACGTGATGAAAAACTAAAAGCCTACGAGGATAAATTTGATTCAGTTGGTTACGGGTTTATATTGAAACCGGAGGAGTTGCGGTATGTACCAATTACGATTGCGCCACCCGCACCTCCTGATCCGAAGTCATCATTTGAGGCTCGCCCACAAGAAGCTGCCGGCGGTTTCAAATTCACAACATAATAGGCAAGTATTAATTATCTATCATTATTATAATTATAATTATAATTTTAATAAACCTGGATTTTCATTATAATAAATAATATAATATAATAATGCCGCAAAGGGACAAAGACAGCTCCCATACACAATCGTATGAAGAAAAAGAATTGGAAATATTGCGTCAAGCCGTAGACAAGGTTGAAAATCGGAAAGGCGTCGAAGTAATGCGTGATCCCGAAGTAAAGAAAATCATCTCGATTGTAGAGAAGTTTATTGCGGATAAAAAACTTGTTTGTTATGGTGGGACTGCGATCAACAACATCTTACCCGAAGACGCCCAATTTTACAATAAGGATATCGAATTGCCCGATTACGACTTTTATTCGGATAACGCACTTGACCACGCGAAAGAATTGGCGGATATTTATTATAAGGCTGGGTATGAAGATGTCGAGGCCAAATCCGGCGTCCATCACGGAACATATAAAGTATTTGTGAATTTCACCGGAATTGCGGATATTACCCAAATGGAGCCCGATTTATTCAAGGCGATATCCAAAGACGCAATTGTTAAAAGTGACATACGGTATGCTCCGCCCGACTTTCTTCGTATGGCGATGTATTTAGAATTGTCGCGGCCTGATGGCGATGTATCGCGCTGGGAGAAGGTTCAAAAACGATTGACGCTATTGAATACACATTACCCCCTTAAGGGGTATCAGTGTGATAAAATAGAGTATCAAAGGGGGTTTGAAGGTGCGACGGATGAAAACACGGGGGAAATCAGTGCGTCACGGACGCGGTCTCGGTCTCGGTCCCGGTCGCAGTCTCGGTCGCAGTCCCGGTCCAAGTCCAGATCCAAGTCCATCAAAACTGGTGGTGGCATATTCAAAAGTAAAACCGGCATAAAACAAAAGGCAATCTCTCAAATCAAGCGTAAGCATCATTCCCTCGCAGAGTATATGCGCCATTTGTTTCACAATGTAAGCAAACACGAGGAAACTATTGGTAATTATACATATACGATTGAAGAGGATAAAGTCACACATCGGTATAACTTAAATGTGAAATACGAGAGAATGCTTCAAGACGATGATGAGTTCATTATATATTCAATGTCGTCGAAAGATATAGAAACGAATTCCAAAGATAAGGATAAGAATAATGACTCTGTATCCGTATCCGTATCCAAATCTCGTTCCGCGTCTGCGTCTGCGTCTGCGTCCAAAACACATTATTCTGTAGACTCCTCCAAGGTTTCATATTCTACCAACCGAGAGACACTCCTTCAACAGACCGATATTTACAATATTGTCCGGGGAGTGTTTATTAAAAACAAGGCGGTATTTTTCGGTGGGTATGCGAATATCCTGTATTCGCGGTATATGCCAAAACACCAGCGCCGTATCATCCATAAAATCCCAGATTTCGATATTCTGTCGGAAGACCCGCGCGCATTATGTGAAGAGGTTGTCCGTGAACTCACTGAGCATAAATACACCAGAGTCAAATATACGAAGCATAAGGGTGTCGGTGAAGTCATCTCCGAACATTATGATATTCGTGTTGGTGAAGAGGTCGTCGCGTTCTTATACAAACCTCTCGCGTGTCATAGTTATAATACAATAAGGATTGATAGTGATACAATCCGTATTGCGACGATAGATACAATGTTGAGTTTTTACTTGGCGTTTATTTATGCGGATCGAGTGTACTACGATATTAACCGTATTTTATGTATGTCGCAATTCCTGTTCGACGTCCAGCAACATAACCGCCTCAAACAGACTGGGTTATTACGGCGTTTCAGTATTAATTGTTATGGTGAACAACCTACCTTGGAATCGATGCGGTTTGAAAAGACGAAGAAATATGAAGAATTGAACGGGAAGCGGGATACACGGGAATATGAAGAGTGGTTCTTGCGGTATATTCCGTTGGAACACGCGGCCGGGAAGACCGCGAAGGTGGCGAAGACGAAGGGGTCGAAGGTGGCGAAGACGCGCAAACGTAAGAATACCATAGATTAGCGAAGTCCTTCACCCAGTTTGTTGAATATCTTCATAATCACGAAGAATGAACCCGCGAACATCGCACTAGTAGCAGTGAGTCCAATAATTTTAAAGTTACCATCTTCGCCGAACAAGGATGGAAGAAAATGAAGCAGTTGGGCGCGAAATACGGGCATCTGGAAAATGAAATAGAGAACGCCGAGAAGTATTGGCATTTGAAGGTCATAATAAATCGCCTCGATGGTATCGATTTGATTGGATTGGCGAGCGTTGGCGCGGACGATACTTTCCATAGATGTGTGTTCACGGATATAGTCACGTTCACCTCCCGCGCCGCCGTCGTCTTGAAAATGGACGGTCTTAGGTTGCGGGACATAATTTGGTCTCGCCTGATCGTCGTGTGTAAATGAATTTGGATTCATCGGGATATCTCTCGTTGGTATCATTGTCATACCATTGGCGCTGGCACGCTGAACACCTTGAAGCACATCGTTCATTACATTTCCTGGGATTTGCTGCTGATGTTGCTGATTCTGAAACGACGGATCGGTGCTTACATTGGGAGAGTAGATGAGAGGCGCGCCGCCTCCTCCACCACCGCCACCGCCTCCACCGCCACCGTAATTTCCTCCTAAACCCGCAGTTTGGCTACTTAAAGGCAAGTCATCAATACTTGTTGTATCGCTCATTGTGTAGATTAAGATGAATAATAAGACTAAGAATTAGAATTAGAATTAGAATTAGAATATATTTATAGTAAGATTGATATCATAAATATATTACGCACACGCGTCGAACTATGCGAGCATCGCAGCGGAGCGTAATGAAATGAGTATGACTTCCGCGTTATTTCGAAAGTTGTACATCCCTCTTCCCCGCATCACACTTCACAGTTTTCGTCTTATATTGATAACATTTGTCATCCAACTTATACGTATCTTTCTCTAAATCCTTGAGAGGTGGCGCACGAAAAGCGATACACGACCTGTCTTTACACGCCTTACGAAACAACGACGCGATACCTAAACCAAGTATAATAGATATAATCGTACGTCCAGTTTCTGTATGCAGTAATCTTTGAAACCCCATTCTAGTAATTCTTGTATTCTAATATATACGGCAGATATAAATTAGAATGTGCGTATGTGCGGGGTGCTATGTGTGGGTGTGTCTTATTGAACAGGTATCTTCTTGACAGCCCCCTTTGCCTTAGCACACGAAACCTCCTTGGCGTCAAATGTGAAGCAGTTGTCAGCATTGTCCTTATACTGAAACTTTTCAATATTGTCGGGGGTCGGATAGACATAAATGATCTTCGGTTTGGGAACTGAAATATACACATAGAATAGTCCGACTGAAAGACTTACAATGAATATCGGTAGGGATATATGGTTAAATATATTAAACATTAGGTAGGGTAGGGTAGGGTAGGGTGTATATTGGATAGGTTCGATGCTATATTATACAGCGATAATAATCCGTTCGTCCGTTCGTCCGTTCGTCCATTCGTCCGTTCGTCCATCCTACAGTCCCTCAAACATTTTGGCCTTTGCGGCCGCAAGTTCAGCAGCCTTTCCTTTGTACCACGTGGACGCAGGATCGGGTTGATGAACAGTTGTTCCATATGATGGCTGATCGCTCGAATTGGCGCGTGCTGCGCCACCGCCACCGCCACCGCCACCCCCCGGCGCAACAACCGATCCCACAGGTTTCGTTATCACCCGATTATCCGAAATCCAATTCGGCATAATAACTGGCATATATAACTCGTGATAGCTATATTTCTTTTGCGATAAGTAAAACTCGGTGTCATTATACATTTCAACCAGCGCACCGTTGGCATTTTCAGTGGTCTCCACCTGCGAGTAAACGTATTTCGTCTCGCGCATCTTCAAAAACGTGGGCTCAATATCCTGCTGATAAAGCACGAGGATATCATCAATAATACTCCGGTTTTTCCATTCAGAGTCTCGGAATTCGGCCATAAACATCTTAATCTGCGCGATTTTCTCTGAGATAACGCGCGTATATGTATCTGTATCACGCTGTATGTCATCATTATCTGTGACACTTAAATAATAACTCCGGAACTCCGCATACATTTTCAACTGTTCTTGTAATTTATGTTGTACACTCTCGAATTTATCGATGAGTTCGTCTTCATTTATAAACCGGAATAGGAGATCCAACTTCATCCGTATAATCTCATCCTTCGTAGCGCGAACATCTTCTAGTGACTCGTTCATCATTGCCTCTAAACTCACGTATTTTCCACGCGTGACCTCGATATGAAATCCACACGGTTGAGAGATATTGCCACAAATTGCCTTTAATTTTCCATCGACTTCCGTAAAAATTG